CCTCCTTGCATTGTGACACCCATATAACCGCCTGGATTGGTGACTGTGAGCGTGACCAAAGTACCTGCACTTACTATGCGGATACGTCTTTCGGGGAAAGTTCGACTGACATCAACACAACCCATGTTGGTATTCAATCGGAAAACTTGTCCCTGAGCCACTGAACCTGACGTCCATGGAGATGATTGCAGCACGTTATTTGTAGCTACTGTAACGTCTTGGAATGCATTCAACGATGAGATCTCATTTGCTTCATTGGTTATAGCCAGTGGCACGAACAAGCGCACCTTATATTTCAACATGACCATAAAAGTGGTGTTTGACCCAACGTTGCCAGTTGTTGCAATAACGACACGACCGGGTGAGAATCGTCTCACATCGGATCCGAGTTGTGTATACATTTCTGGTTTGTCGGACACTGACACTTGTAGGCCTGATTCTGACTCTACCCAAGCTTGACGCACTGTGGTTTTACGTAATGCTGTCAAGAATGGTAGTACCGCTGAAGGTGTTGAAGGTACATTCACTTCTGGATCTTCAAGAAAACCCATAGTGTAACCCGACGTCACGACCGATCCATTAAGAGCCACTAACCTGATACTAGCTTTCTTCCAATCAATGCGTTGGAAGGCCCCTGACATTATACGCAAACGTGCGACTGACTGAGGACCAACTAACACATTGTAGATAACTTGACCAGTGGTTGTAGTGGACACATTAAGGGTGGCCATCACCTCTTCGCCATCGAGATGATACTCGTATGTGGACGAAGGCATTGTGGCGTTGTTGTTCACGCCCGTGGGCAACAATGGGGTTTTGGCGCTGCCATTACCCCCATTTCCATTGTTGCGTTGCGCTCGGGGAGCTCTGCTGTTACGAACTTGTCTCTTCCCTTGGTTCTTGTTGTTGACCATGGTTGTAACCGAAACACAAATGGCTGTTCTTCGTATTGTTCGGCAACAACTTCAGGGTTGAGTTGTAACGTCATGCTCTCATAAGCTATCTGTTGGCTGATGCTTATGCCCCAAGCTTCCTCATAAGACATGCGTGTTGCCAAGGACGGCGGCAACAGTTTGGCTTTCGCAGGTCTAAAAGGCATTTTGCTGGCTGCATGGTGTTGGCCAGTTACAACGTACCGACCTTTAAGCTGACTCAATGTATCTCCAACATATTGGCCAACCGGTAAACCCATACCTAATGATTTCTCACACATTCCGACAGACTTCATCAAAGACAATTTGTACTTCGAATCTATCCGTCCCACATACCATTGTATGCGAGAAAGCATTCTGTGCGGGTTTCGCACCATGGTGTATCCACTCCCATTGAACACAGGACGACATTGGCAGAAATCAACATGTTCAATCACTGTAGCGGCACTTTCCAGAGTGGTTTTCATACCAAACTGTTCGTACCATTGCGGTGTGATCAAATGTTCGTTGACCTTATCGACGAATATGATGAAATCGTCACCGTCTATGTACATTGCCATCTTGATTTTCAGATGTTCTTTCAATGCTAAAGTCATGGCGTAATTTATTAGACTATTACCACAACTAGTATTTTGGTCACCAGACATTCGAGTTGCCTTTGTTTTGTACAACGTACCATTTCTAGTAGACCCACTATTTTCCTCCTGCATTTTGAGCAACTGTTTCAACAACCTGTCACCTGGGTAGCACTTGGAATAGAACCAATGTTCCAATCTGAGTAACTTCAAGTTAACATGACTATCAAACTTGCTATGATCTAAAGAGATAGCAATCGGATTAGTGAAATACTGCATTTTAGCTGCAATGTCATTCCCACGTTGAATGTGGTTCTTCGATTTGGCGAAGATAGACGTGCCACTGTCATCCTCCCAGTTGAACATTTCGTGCTCTATAGGATGGATGTAAGTTGCTAAGGGTAGTGCATACCGTTTATCACGATACTGGATGCACCTAGGTGCTCCGTACTCAGCTGTGTGATATTTGTCTGGTTTAAGAAACATTTTCA